CAAGAGTTTATTATACTTCCTACCCCAGACAAAGCATATGAGTTAGTGTATGAATACTACCGCAATCCAGTATCGCTTGAGCTATACGATGATGTTCCTAATGTTCCTTTGGAGTTTAAGCATATTATTGTAGACGGTGCAATGTTCTACGCTTATCAGTTCCGTGCAGATACACAAGCTTCACAGATTGCACAAGGTAAGTTTGAGACAGGTATTAAGTATATGCGTAGTCTATACATTAACCGTTATGACTATGTACGTTCCACAGTTATTTCACGTAACACACCTAGCCTAAGAGTATCATAATAATGGCTACACAGTGGCAAACATTCCCTGTACCTTTTACTGGAGGGTTGATTACTAATATCAGTCCTCTACAACAAGGTATTAACAATGTAGGTTCAGCATTCCAACTGCAGAACTTTGAGCCATCACTAGACGGTGGTTATCGTAAGGTAGCAGGGTACGATAAGTTTATTGATTCTGCATTAACGGGTAGCGGTCCAGTACAAGCCTTAGCTATTGTACAAGAAGACACTAACGAAAAAGTAATAGCTGCACGTAGTGGCGTTTATTATATAGCTAATGCTACAGATGCTACACCTGCTTGGTCTTCACTAGCTACAGCACCTGATACAAGCTTTACTAAAGCTAGACAAGCTCGTTATAACTTTAATAATACTTATCAGATTTGTTTTGTTGATGGCGTTAACTTTCCTGCTTACTATGATCGTACAGCAAACACACTAACTTACATGACAACATCAGCAACCAATGATGCTGTAGAAGGTGCTAGCCATGTATGTTTGTTTAAGAGTACTCTCTTCTTTGGTGTAGGTACAGAGCTAGTTTTTACAGCACCGTATAGTGCAGACGATCTAGACCCAGCCAACGGTGCAGGAAGTATTAGCATTGGGTCAGAGATAACAGGTTTGATTGTCTTTCGTGATCAGCTTATCGTGTTTGCTCTTGATAAGATCATGCGTATCACAGGCTCTAGTGCAGCAGACTTTACAATGAACGCTGTAACTGAAGACTTAGGATGCTTAAGTGCTGATACTATCCAAGAGGTTGGCGCTGATGTTATGTTCCTTGGTCCTGATGGGTTACGCACACTAAGCTCAACAGATCGCATTGGTGACTTCGGTATTGATGTTGCATCTAAGAACATTAGACCTACTGTAACTAAACTACAGGACTACGCAGCAAGTTTTGCTAGCACAGTCATTCGTGGTAAAGCTCAGTATCGCTTATTCGCTTACGTAGCAGGTGAACAATCTAAGATTGCTAAGGGTGTGTTAGGCACTAAGTTTGTTGACCAGGGTGGGCAAGGCTTTCAGTGGGCAGAACTAAAAGGGTTTAAAGTATACATAGCTGACTCTCAGTTTATTGGTGAAGATGAATATCGTGTATTCGCTAACAATGATGGCTACGTATATAACATGGATGCAGGTACAAGCTTAGACGGTGAGAACATTGATGCTATCTATGAATCACCTTTTATGCCTATCAATGATCCACAAGTACGTAAGACATTCTACAAGTTAGACTTCTATATTAAACCTTTTGGTGCTATTAACATTAATGCAGGTCTTAGGTTTAACCAAAACAAAACAGGTTACATACAACCATCAACATTTACTATAACACAAGCGGGTGGCGCAGCAGGTATTTATAGTGATAACACATCTAAGTTTGGTAGCGCTGTATTTGGTGCACCACGCACACAAAGCTACATCAATCAAGTAGTAGGATCAGGTGAGACTGTAGCAATCCGCATCGAAGATAAAAGTTCTGATGCTTCATTTTTATTAGACACAGCAATCTTCGAGTTTGCTACAGATGACAGACAGTAAGGAAATCTTATGGGTACAGGTTACGTAAGAGCAGATACAGCTAACAACATTGCTAACGGTAATGTTATTGATGCTGATGATCTAGACAACGAGTTTAACGCTGTAGAAGCAGCCTTTAACGCTAGCACAGGCCACACACACGATGGTACTACTAGTGAAGGTGCACCTATCGAAGTTATCGGCCCAGCGCAAGACATTGTAGCTACAACTACTGTACTACGCCCTAAGACAACTAATACAGTAGACTTAGGTACATCTAGCCTGAAATACAAAGATGCTTATCTAGCAGGTGATCTTAGCTTAGATGGTTCCATTACATCTACAGGTGCAGTTAGTCTAGGCTCAACAGCTATCACAGGTACGCTTTCTGTATCAACAGATACAACACTTACAGGTAACCTTACTGCTAATGGTAACACTACACTAGGTAATGCAGCCACTGATACGGTGACAGTAAATGCAGACGTTGCGTCAAGCCTTATTCCTTCTGTTGATGATTCTTACGATCTTGGTGCTGTTGGAAGCGAATGGCGTGATGCATATATTGATGGCACTGCTTATATTGATACAGGCTCTATTGATACTGCTAATGTGGCGACTTTAAATGTCACAGGTAATGCAGACGTAGATGGTGACCTTACTGTTACAGGTAATATTAATGCATCTATTACAGGTACAGCAGCACAAGCAGATGCTCTTACAACAGCACGTACTATTAGTTTAGCAGGTGATGTAGCAGGTGCAGCTAACTTTGATGGTTCAGCTAACATCACTATCACTACAGTTATTGCTGATGATAGTCACAACCACACTATTGCTAACGTAGACGGACTACAGGCTGCGCTAGATACTAAGATAGAAAACTTAGCTGGTCTTGACGTAACTGCTAGCTATACTGAGCTAAACTTACTAGATGGTGTAACTGCTACTACTGCAGAGATTAACTACCTAGACGGTGTAACGTCAAACATTCAGACACAACTTGATACTAAGCTTGATAGTCTATCTACTTACACAGGAGATATTGACATTGATGGCGAACTTGTGGTATCATCTTACAATGAAACATTTGCTGCTGTAACATCATCAAGTAACTCTACTACAATTGACTGTGAAGCAGGTAACGTATTCAGCCATACATTAAGTGAAAACACAACGTTTACATTTAGCAATCCACCTGCAAGTGGTACAGCTTATGGTTTTTCACTGAAGATTGTACAAGATGCAAGTGCTAGTGGTTATACTGTAACATGGCCTAGTGCTACTATTTGGCCTCAAAAAGATCAGTATTTAACTACGGGAGCACCACAATTAACAAGTACGGCATCTGCAGTAGATCAGTTTGTGTTTTACACACATGACGGCGGCACTACTTGGTATGGCTTTACAGCAGGATTAAACTTAGGATAAAATAGAATGAGCAACATTAAAAAATTAATGATGTCTGCTGCTGCAGGTGGAGAGTTTACAAGTGTAGAAGATGTATTTAGTACAACTTTATATGAAGGTGATAACGGTAACTTTAAACACATTAGAAACGGTATTAATTTGGGTACTAATTATGCAGGTTCTTATACACAGTTTACTCTTAACGACGCAAATGAAGGTTCTTTTTTATACAAAAGCTCTGACTTAACAAGTAATACAAATAGTAAAACATTTACTATTAGTGCTTGGATGCATTCTGATGCAAGTAATAACTTTAGAGCATATCAAGTAAATAGTACTTCTTCATCAGGAAACCAATTTTATCTTATGATGTCTGGTGCATTGGTAAGATGTGCAGGTAAAAATACAAGCGGTACTACTATCGTAGATACAGGTTGGATAAGTACAACAACAAATAGATGGCATCATTTTATAGTGTCTGTTGATTTAACGGATACATCAAAAAGACATTTTTATATTGATGACGCAGCTGCATCACCATCGTGGACATATACAAACGATTTCGTTGATTTTACTTCTAGTCACCATTTTGTTAATGCATATCGTTTAAATTCAGGCACACAAGGTGAAGGAGGTATGACACAAATCTTTTTAGATTATACTTACCGTGATCTATCTGTAACTAATAATCGTCGTACTTTTATTACTGCAGACGGTCAACCTGCAGGTGATCTATCATCACTAAACCCTATTTTGTACTTACCTTTAGATGCTGACAATGCGCCTGAAACTAACTTAGGAACAGGTGGAGATTTTACAGCATATAATTATCCCCTTTCTAAAACAACAGGTGGTCCATATATAAGTGATACCAGTGAAGGTGGTTTAGTTTGGATTAAAGATAGAGAATATAGTGCGGGTGGAGGTGAAAATCACGGGCTTTATGATACAGAACGTGGTGCAACAAAAGCTTTAGAGTCTAACAGTACTGTTGCTCAGTACACAGAAACTACAGGTCTATCCGAGTTTAATAATGATGGATTTACAGTAAGAGGCTCTAACCAAGTTAATCGTAGCGGATCAGATATTACGTCTTGGACATTCCGCAAAGCCCCTAAGTTTTTTGATGTGGTAACTTGGACAGGAAACGGTGTTTCTGGTAGAACTATTAGTCATAACCTTGGCAGTGTGCCTGGTTGTATTATTGTTAAATGTACAAGTGACGCTGATTTATGGCCAGTGTTTCACAGGTCATTAGGCCCGACTAAACGATTGAGATTAAATACAACCAATGCGGCAGACAGTTTTCTTTATTGGAACAATACGGCACCAACAGACAGTGTTTTCACGGTAAACAATAGTTCACATGTTAATGGTAGCGGCAGAACATATGTTGCCTACCTATTTGCCCACAACGATGGTGACGGTGAGTTCGGCCCTAATGGTGATCAAGATATTATCAAGTGTGGGAGTTATACTGGAGCTCGTCCAAATGAGGTTGATATTGATCTTGGGTTTGAGGCACAATGGATATTATTTAAAAACACAACTACAGCTTCTGATTGGTTTATTTACGATAACATGCGTGGTTTTGCTCATGCTAGAGGTAGTGGAGATGCTGATTATTCGTTAGCTCCAAACAGCGCAAAACAAGAAAATGGGGCATCAGGTGGTGCAAAAGCAGGACACCCTACGCCAGATGGCTTTAGAGTAACGGGAGGGCTTACTGCCTTAAATGTTCCTCGAAATACACACATT